AGATTGCTCAATCGACAGACTGAAACCAACGCAGATCAGTGGGAGGTCATCGAATTACCTGCCATATTTGAAGATACCGACGAAGTATTATGGCCTGAGTTCTGGAAGAAGGAGGAACTGGAGAGTGTCAAGGCTTCGATTCCTGTTACCAAGTGGAATGCGCAGTATCAGCAGAATCCTACCTCGGAAGAGGGCGCGATTATCAAGCGCGACTGGTGGAATATCTGGGATGATGATGATCCACCCCCGTGTGACTACATTATCCAGAGTTATGACACGGCGTTTAGTAAGAAAGAGACTGCGGATTACAGCGCGATCACCACATGGGGCGTATTTACCCCTGGTGAGGGTAAAGGGGACGCGATTATCCTGCTAGATGCGCAGAAAGGCCGATGGGATTTTCCTGAACTGAAAATGGTTGCGCAAGATCAGTACAATCAGTACAGACCTGACATGGTACTCATAGAGTCACAGGCAAGCGGGACTCCTTTGACCCATGAGTTGAGGGCCATGGGGATTCCTGTGGTGAATTACAGGCCGAGTCGGGGGAATGACAAGATGACTCGCGTTCATGCGGTGAGTCCTGTGTTTGAGGCTGGAATGGTTTGGGCGCCTGACCGTGTGTTCGCTGATGAAGTCATTGAAGAATGTGCTGCTTTTCCGTTTGCACCAAATGATGATTATGTGGATACTACGACTCAGGCAATTTTAAGATTCAGGCAAGGTAATTTCATTAACCTTCATTCTGACGAGGCTGAAGAGGAGATATACCGAGCAAAGCGCGCATATTACTGAGGAGTAATCAAATGGCCAGTCCAAAAAAAACCTTAACTTTATTTGATAAGATCGATGAGAAACTAACCCCATCGAAAGTTAAAGCAGCTAAAGAAAAATTAAACAGGCGACAAAGAAGAAGAAATAAAGAAGCAAAACCATTTGAGGCTGGAGTAGCTGGTCCTCAATTAAAAGCTGAAAGATTGGCCAAAAATAAGGCAGAGCAGGAAAAAATTAAAAACATTGGCAGAGGCGCTGTTTCAAAAAGAAAGAAAGCGATTGCAGGCGCTACTGCGGGAACCGCAATAGCTGGTGGAGTTGGAGCCGCTGCGGCTTTGTCAGGAAATAAAGAAGACAAGAAAACCGGACCTCAAAGCAGACGAAGCAGGCGCACTGAAAGAACCCCTGGAACAGCAGGTGGTACAGGCGGTCAGTTGTCTGGGGGCGCTGCAAGAAGGAAGAAAAGAGAAGCGACTGGAGGCCGTACAGCTGGTACAGCAGGTGGCACAGGCGCTGCACCAAAGACAAGAGGCAGGGTTGCAGGTAAGACTGGTGGTGCGAAAACGACTCAAAAGCCTGTAAAGCCAAAGCCAGCAGTAAAACCAAAGGTTGCTAAAGATCCAAAACCAGACGCATCTGAAGATACTGGAAAGAAAACATTCCGTGAGCGCAGACTTGCTAGGCTAAAGAAACGTCTCGAAGGTGCTGAAAGAGAAGGCAGGAAGAGGCGTTTGACTCGAAGGATCGGTCGAGTTGAAGGAAGAATAGAAAGATCCAAAGCCCGTAAAAAAGCAGATGGCGGCATGATGAAGTCCAAGATGTCATCCAAGGGTGGCAAGATGGGCGGTAAGATGGCCCCTGGTATGATGGGCGGTGGAATGGCTAATAAAAAACCAGTACCAGAAAGCAACAAAGGTTTGAAAAAACTGCCTAAAGATGTTCGCAACAAGATGGGCTATATGAAAAACGGCGGCATGGCCAAGAAGGGTTATTCCAAAGGTGGCGCGGTCAAGAAGAAATCCAAGCCTCGCGGCGTAGGTGCGGCTCTTCGTGGTTACGGCAAGGCAATGAGGTAATCCCTATGGCTAAATCAAAAAAACTTGCTGATCTTGCTCTTAAAGCAAAACAAAAAGCAGATCGAAAACTCGAAGGTGAAGCTTACAAAGAATATAAAAAAGCAGCTAAAGAACTTGGTAAAGCTACTAAGAAATTTGGTAAAGAAAACCCTGGAAAAACCAAACCAAACAAAGAGCTTCAGAAAAAATATGATGACATGTTCATGGCTAGAGATAGGTATGACACAAAAAAAATTGATCGAGAAGTTAAGGAGATGGCTAAACCATCTGAGGTTAAACTATATAGATCAAAAACATTAAAAAAGAAAAGAGCTGAAGCCAAAGCTAAAGAGAAAAAAGCTCTTAGAAAGAAAGATCCAGCAGTTAAACAAGCTAAAAAAGATTTAGTAAAGATGGGATTAACAGCTACTGGAATTACTGGCGCTGCGGCTGGAGCTGGGAAATTAATAGAAGATGCAGTTCTTTCTTTGAATAAAAAGCCCGTAAAGAAATCAGGCGGTGGAATGGCGGTTAAGTCTAGTTCTAGAAAAAACAAACCCCGTGGCGTAGGGGCTGCACTGCGCGGTTACGGTAGGGCTTTGAAGTAATGTCTTTTCCCAAAGGCGCAAGAGCAGGGAAGCAAGTCGTTGAAGCAGTTGCAAGACGGGCTAAGGCGGCTAATAGAAGAAAAGACAAGGCCAAAGAAGCTGAAAAGAAAGACAAGCGCAAGGCAATGGCCTTGGCTGGCGCAACTGGAGCCACACTTGCTGGCGCTGTCATGTTTGGTGGTGAGAAAGAGAAAGCAAGGCTAAAGAAAGAAAAAGAAAGAATAAAGAAGATTCAGAATAAAAAAGCGGGTGGTCTTGTAACCAGATGGGAGTCTAAGTGGGGATAAAATAATTGCCGTACCTCCAAAGCAACATCCCGCATTTCAAGGCGTGGGTGAGAAGGGAATACACAGTCAATCACGAAAGATACCATGGCGAGTTTTTACACGCGATGGTGATTGCTGTGACCACAATGCCTACTCGCTGTTTAAGCTTTCAGGTAATCTTTACTGGCTGTGAAGCCGATGGTGAAGATGACCCGAATGTGCATGGCGGTGCAATGTGGGCGCGTATGCCAATCACCGCATTAGTCGGTGATACCCCTTTTGAAGAATGGCCTATCCCTATGGCCGTACATGATGCCCAACCGTGGGATTGTTCTTCGCACACACATGCTGTTTATGTTCTTGATCGAGCCACGCCGTGTCCCTGGCTGGCTAAGATCGATGGCGAAATGTACCCCGCGAAATATCTGTTTACGGTGGACTATGCCGAGAATGAGATCGCAGATGATCCCGCACAGCACAAGCAGTCACATGTAATGGAGCTCTTGGATGCAGGGCCGTGGACGGGAAACATTGTTGCATTACCAAACAATCGAGTGAGGGTGACACACCCAGCCTGGTTTGAAACCGGACAAGGCGCACCAGACTTCAAACCTTCCCAACATATTCATTACAGTAAATCGGACTTGGATTATACGCTGGATGTCAATAGAATATTTGACAACCTGTACGCAGACAAAGAGTAAGCCATGGCTATTGAAAGAGGCGTTGATGAAATCGACATAGATGAGCTAGGCATCGAGGACAACTCCAAGGAGATTTTAATCGGTGAAGAAGCATCATCTGACGAAATAATTGATAGCATGGGTGAAGATGACATCCAGACCCTTGATGACGGGACGATGGTTTTTGGTATGGAGGATGAAGCCGTACCCAATATGATGGGCGACTTCAACCAGAACCTAGCTGAAATAATGGATGACCAGGATTTGGGCAAGATCTTCAGTGATTGCATGGGTGATGTTCAGGATGATATCTCATCCAGAAAAGAATGGATGGACCAGTACAAGGAAGGGCTTGAGTTCCTCGGCATGAAGTTCGAGGACCGCACAGAACCTTTCGAGGGTGCATCAGGTGTTATCCACCCTCTACTGGCTGAATCAGTCACCCAGTTTCAGGCACAAGCCTATAAGGAAATGCTGCCCCCTGGTGGCCCGGTTAAAACTCAAACAGTGGGTTTGGGTACGCCACAGACTGATTTACAGGCAGCGCGTGTACAGGAATACATGAATTATATGCTGACTCAGGAGATGAAAGAGTATGATCCTGAGACAGACCAACTGTTGTTTTATCTCCCCTTATCGGGAAGTGCGTTTCGTAAAGTTCATTTTGACCAGTCGTTAAGCCGTCCGGTTTCAAGATTCATACCCTCTGAAAAGTTAATTGTTCCATATGGAACATCCAGTCTGGACAGCGCAGTAAGAATCACTCATGTCATTGACATGCCGACTAATGAAGTTAAAAAGCTTCAGCTTTCAGGGTTTTACAAAAAGACCCCGATGTCTGGCAAAGGCACAAATGTAGATGGCTATGATGAGGTCGATGAAGAGATTGATGAGCTTCAAGGTGTCAAGCCATCCGGTTCTACAGACTACGAAGCAGAATTGTATGAGATGCACATTGAACTGGATATCCCTGGCTTTGAAGACGTAGACGCACAGGGAGAAGAGACTGGCATTAAGTTGCCGTATATTGTGACGTTATACCCCAAAGACTCTTCAGTATTATCTATTCGCAGGAATTACCTTCAAGCTGACCCAATGCGCAGGCGCATTGATTACTTTGTTCATTACAAGTTTCTACCAGGTGTCGGTTTCTATGGGTTTGGTTTAACCCATATGATTGGGGGTTTGTCCAGAGCCTCGACATCTATTTTACGGCAGTTGATCGATGCGGGGACTTTGGCAAACCTTCCTGCTGGTTTTAAAGCCAGAGGTATCAGGATACGCGATGACGATACGCCGTTGCAACCAGGTGAATTCAGGGACATGGACGCTCCTGGTGGCTCATTGCGTGATGCGTTACTGCCATTACCATTCAAAGAACCGAGCGGCACGCTGCTTCAGTTGTTAGGTATGTTGGTTGATGCAGGCAAACGCTTTGCCTCGATTGGCGATATGCAGGTGGGTGACGGCAATCAGGAAGCACCTGTTGGTACGACCATAGCTCTACTTGAGCGCGGTAGCCGTGTGATGAGCGCAATTCACAAACGCATGCATTATTCACAGCGTATAGAGTTTAATCTGTTGGCACGGGTATTCAGGGACTCGCCTATTAAGGCATACCCTTACATGATAGCCAATGGCCAGCAGCAGCTGATGGCAAATGACTTTGATGATCGTATAGACATCATTCCAGTCAGTGATCCCAACATATTCTCTATGAGTCAGCGCGTTATGCTGGCGCAGGAAATGTTACAGATGGTTCAGTCGAACCCGCAGATACATGGCCCAATGGGTATGTATAATGCGTATCGGAGGATGTATGAGGCGATGGGGATTCAACAGGTAGATCAGTTACTACCTCCTCCTCCACAGCCACAGCCTACGCCACCATCGATAGAAAACTCAATGATGCTTCAGGCACAACCTGCACAGGCATTTGAGAATCAGGATCATGATGCGCATATTGCTGTGCATTTATCGCTGTATCAAAGTTCTATTGTGAAGAATAACCCAGCGGCCATGGCGATAATTCAAGCGCATATCTATCAACATGTTGATTTCAAGGCAAGAGAGATGGCTATGCAAGATCCTGAGATTATGCAGATGCAGCAACAAATGCAGATGATGCAACAACAAGCCATGCAAGACCCCGCCATGCAACAACAAATGCAAATGATGCAACAACAGATGGCTCCGATTCTTGAAGACAAGGTTGCTCAGATTAGTTCTGAAATACTCAATGATTTGGCTCCTCAGTTCAGTGTTCAAGATGAAGACCCACTAGTCGAGTTGAGAAGAGAAGAGCTTGATATTAAGGCGGCTGATGTGGACCGTAAGGCTGATGAAGCACAACAGCGTATTGATATTGAACAGGAACGATTAGATCGAAACATGGACATGGCAGATGATCGTTTAAAAACTCAGGTTGATATTGCTGACATGAAGAACGATACTGCGCAAGATAGGATTAATTTACAGCGTGAGGCCCAGATGGCCAAGACCGCAGAAAATATGGCCAAAGACTTTTTTGGGAGAAATTAAATGAGCAGCGTAAGACAGAAGCGCGCAGAAGTTCACAAAGCCGAAGCACGGGAAGCTGAGAGGTTAAGAGTCCAAGGTGGCGACATTAGTGAAAAAATTGAAAAACTGGTTGAGGAGGTTGAAGCAACCCCGATTCTAGAAGAAAAGGTAGAAGCCAAAGCTCCAGTTAAAAAGAAAGCCAAGAAGAAGGCTGCTCCAAAAGCCAAGGCTGCAAAGAAATCCACATAGGAGGATCGAATGAATCCAATTAAACGCCAGACTTCTTTTCCACAACCTAAAGTTTCTGACAGCAAGGTCAGCATAAAAGACCAAGGCACAGTTAATTTTGCCAAGACAGAAGACGTTGCAACACCTGGTGACCCTAAGCCTTACGGCGCAGGTGAGATGCGTGGTGGCGGTGCAGCACTTCGAGGCAAGAAGTTCTCAGGAATCTTCTAGCAAATGTTTCGCGCTGGAGGAGTTTCTCCTCAAAATAATGCTCTTGATTCGTTAAGACAACAAAGAGCTCGGCTTCAAGAACAAATGAAGACGATTCCTGTTGGTATTCGAGGAGGAACAAATGAGTTTGGGCAAATGCCCAGACCAGCTATTAATTCATTCGGACCTAAATACAATCCAACGCAACAAGAGATTGATGATCTTGCTCGTTACAAAAGCATTCTATCCCAGCAAAAAGAAATTGATTCTCAAATATCTTCGATGATGCCAAACCGAGGGGGGCTTGGTGTTCAGCTTGATAGTCCACTAATATTAGAGCCGCCAAGAAGACCTGGTGGTATGGAAAACCTTTCTGGTTCTTTGGGCGGTCAGAGACCCAGTCCATATTCTGCTCCGCAAATGCCACAAATGGGCGGTGGCTATGGTGGCGGTCAAGGCATGCAGCAGTTTATGCAGTTCATGCAAACCATGATGCAGATGTTTCAGCAGTTGCAAGGTGGTGGAATGGGCGGTGGGTTTCAAGGACAAATGCGTAGACCTCAAACTTATGGTCGCTCTCCCTATGGAGGTTATTAAAAATTATGCGAATTAACATACCAGGTATCGGGATTCAAGATATTGATATCGAAGAGATTGCTGGAAGACCTTCTCGAAACCCAGACTACACACCAGAATACACACCAGAAGAATTGGAACGTGCTAGAAATATTAACCAGATTCCATCTTTTACAAAGGAAAGCGTAAGAGGAAATCCAAACGTGCGTGAGATCGTGGATGTACCACGATTAAGAACTGGAATTTTTAAAGATGCTATTTACCCTGAAGATCCAGGTTATGAAGAAGCATTAGCACAATCTAAACTAAGTGACTTTGGAGGACGTAGGAGAGGGGGATTGTTTGGTGCGGGAAGAAATCTTGTTCCAGGACTAATACGAAAAATTAAAGAAGCTCAAGAAGCTAAAAGAACTACAGGCGGGAAAGGACTTTTCGGAATTAGTCCTTCAACACCGACAACCCCAGAAGAGCAGCAAATGGCAAGAGAGATTGCAGCTCAAGTTTTTGGTGGAAGTGCCCCACCAACAGCACCAACCCCTACTGGGTCTTATGAGTCAAGTTATATTGATTGGTTGGAAAGTGAACCACAAAAACCAACCGTAAGACCTGCTAGAAAACTGCCTAGTGGTGGTCCAGCTTATAAAAGAGCCCAAGAGCAGTATCGAAAAGATTTAGCAAATTGGAAAGCAAGTAAGCCAACGAGGGATACTTTTACAGCACCAACACCTGCTCCTAGTCCTGTAGAGACTTTACCTGTAGAGACTGAACCAACTCCTTCTCTTCCACCTCCACCTCCACCGCCTCCATCTTTTGAAGGATTTGTTCCCAGAAATATATTAGCTCCATCTTTTGATCCAAAGGATGTGAGCGCACAACGTCAAATGGTTGCTGATGCTAGAGCAAGAATGACACCTGGTGCGAACATACAGGGCGGTGGTTATCTTACTTACGACAACCCCATGCTTGGCAATAAACAAACCCAGTTTGGTGGGTATGGCCAGCCAATGCCTACAGCGCCTCTAATGAATTATGTGGGACTATCCTCCCCTATAACCTACTCAACACCTGCTCCTAATCCAGATGCGCAGCCTGGAGGACCGCCTCCTCCTCAAATAATTAGATAAATGGATTCAGTTGCATTGGCTTCTTATATTAATAAGAAGCTTAAACAGTACGAACAAGGCCACATGGAGTATCTTGCTTCTGGTGGCGTAAAAGACATGGAGGAATACAAATTCGTCATGGGTGAGTTATCGATGCTTCGCACCCTGCGAGAAGACCTGCGAGAAGCATTGCACATACAAGGAGATGAAATCGATGAGTGAACCACAAGTGGACGCTCTCGCACAACCGTCTATAACAGACGCATACGTTAGCGAGGAAAGTCGGGTCTTAGACCCAGCCGTGTTAGATAAATCATTAATAGAAAGAATGCCAGAGCCTGTTGGATGGAGGATCTTGGTCCTTCCATACAAAGGCAAAGGCGTGACAGAAGGCGGTATACAGCTTCTGGAATCTACAGTGGATAAAGAAAATCTAGCTACTTCAGTTTGTTATGTCATCAAGGTAGGCCCATTGGCTTATCAAGATGACGCTAAGTTTGGTGGGATTCCATGGTGTAAAAAAGGTGACTGGGTTCTTATTGGAAGATACGCAGGAGCTCGTTTTGCCTTGGAAGAAGACCATGAAGTTAGGATTATTAACGACGATGAAGTAATTGGAACAATCTTTGATCCAAATGATATTAAATCTGCATAGGTGAAAACATGGCTGAAGAAACATTAACTGAAGCTTTAGAAAAGCTGGATGACGAAAATATCCAAAGTGCTGCTCTTCCTGAATCAAGGAGGGTAGAAGAAGAAACATCTGAAGAAGTTGCAATCATTGACCTTGACGAAGATGACGTTAAGGACATTGAGCCAATAACCGAAGATGTTGTTAAAGAAGAGTTTGAACCCAAACCAAGTATTGATGAAGAAGAACTTTCTGAAACTGAAAAGAGAGCCAGAAAAGCTCAAGACAGAATCAATAAGGCAGTAGGTCAAGCTAAGGAATATCAGCGTAGAGAGTTGCAAGCTTTGCAATATGCAAAGGAGTTGCAGGAAAAAAACCAAACACTCTCTAATCAACTACTTCAATCTCAAACCCAATCAACTGAACAGAACATGAAGCTTCAGGAAGGTTATAAGGATGAGTTTGAAA